TATTAAGCAAGGTTAAAGAAATGTGCCCCTGACGGCGGCACACTTCTATTTATACCTCATCCACCAATAATAGTCAACTTTTTAATGTCTCAAAGTGTAAATTAGCAACAATAAATTCTTTGACTAGGTTACTACGAACGATATCCTCAACATCAAATTCAATGTTTCTAAATGATGGCATCCTATTAATGATATGTACGAAGTCCTTCAGACCTGATTGGTCGTGCTTCTTACTAAGATCTGTTTGTTTGAAGTCACCACAGAACATGATTCTCGAGCCTTCACCAACCCTTGTAATGATTGAGCTTAGTTCTTGGAAGTTCATGTTTTGGCACTCATCAACAATAATAATTGATTTGTCAATTGTGATACCACGAACAAAAGATGTAATTAAAAATTCAATGTTCTTTTGTTCAACTAGTCTTTCGTATGCTTGATCTGTATTAAATAGGTCTTTGCAGATAGCTTTGTATGGCGCGAGGTACACGTCTGTCTTTTCTTTCTCGTCACCTGGTAGGTGTCCAATCTCTCTTGATGGTACAACAGATCTAACAATAACAACTTTTTCATATATGCTCTTGTGATCCATCATTTCTTCTAAGGCTTTATAACATGCTATGAATGTTTTTCCTGTACCGGCTGCTCCGTGCAGCATCAACGCTTGATGCCCTTCTTCGTACAACTCGTAAAACTTTCTTTGGTTTCTTGTTAGAGGGTCAAATACCTGTAAGTCCTCAAATTTGAGTTTTAACTTTCTTTTATTTTGTTGGTCTGGGAATGGATGAATAGATGCTTGGGAGATTCTAGCCTGTTTTCTCATGGACTACCTTCTTGTTATAGTTAGAAACAAAAAAAGGCACAGATCTTGCGACCTCGTGCCTTTTGCCTATTTGACTACTTTTTTTACTTCAGTCATCAAATTCCTTAATAAATGATCCAGTAATTATTTATCTATAATTAGAATCCTAGGATAGTTGGTGTAAACTTGAGTGGCTTACCAGGTTGATAATCTTTGGTAAAGTATTCTACCATCATTTCAAGCCTGAATGCAGAATCCTCTTCTCCAGCATCGGCACACTTTAGCTGTGCATCCTGTAAGAATCTAATCAATTTAAGGTGACTGATTCCGGTTTCACGAAAAGAAGGAGCTTGAGATCCGCGGTGAGGTTTAAACATCGCTGGCCTCCGCAATAAAAGATACAGATTGGACACTATCTACTTTGAATGATCTCCAACCATTGTTATCAAGATCCCAAACAGAAACTATGTTGTCGTTTTCTGGCTTGACTTTATCTGTTTTCTTTTCGTACACTTCAACAAATTGCTCTTGCAAAGTGCATTTCATCTCGCGAACACTGCCATCAGTTTTAGTAAAAACTACTTGAACAACATTATTCTTGAGCAGCGAGCGGATATATTCCTTTGTGAATTCCATTTTTCCACCTTTCATAGTCATGATAAAAATATTCAGAGACCTCAACACCAGCCTCTTGGAACATTATACGAGATACATCAAAATTAAACAACGCATTTCTAGGATAATCTGATGCCAAAGTTACTACACGTTTGATACCACGTTGGATAATAGACTTGGCACATTCGTTGCATGGAAACAAAGTTGAGTATAAAGTAGCACCCTCAACGGATCCAGGACTATTGTCTAATGCATTTCGTTCTGCATGGCAAACAAACAATAGCTTGGTCTCTCTATTGGCATAGCGAGATTCAGTATCATCCACCCCGGCTGGGAATCCGTTGTATCCAACGCTAAGCACTCTTTTACGAGAATCGACTATGCAGCTACCAATTTTACGAGACGGGTCCTTAGACCACGTTGCTACTGTGTCACTTAGCTGAATAAAACGCATATCCCACATAATTCATTATCTCTTTTTACCAATGTTATATTTTGCAACAAGTTCCCACTGATCTTTTTCTTTATGAGTGATTACCTTTACTTGAGAGAATGGAGCAACTGGCTCACGTGATTTTTCAGGACTGACCAACTTGATCAATTCCCACTCTGCCAATAAATTGGCAATTGTATTTCGTCTTGCAATATCCTCTTCAGAGAAGTTGGAAGGTTTACCGTCCAGAGCAAACAACTCTTTAAAATGGACGATGTAATACTTTCCTTGCTTGTGAAGGATGTGGCAGGATTGAAATAGTTTTCTATCTTTACGAGAGGCTACGCCAATGCGTGTTAGTGTTTCTTTGATTTTAAGGAAGTCTTCTTCGGAAGCCAACAATACTTCGATAAGACTATCAACGATATTCATGATTGTCCACCTTTTTCTAATTTTTCTTTTATAGTGATCAATTGATCAGAAGAAAGGATCGACAACGCGCTCTTAGCTTTTTCTGGATTGTACCCATAATATTCCATTACAGCTGCAAGATCATTATCTTCTTGCTTCTTCACCCACTTTGCAAATCGCTTTGCAGGTCTAATGGTATTTAGGAAAAAATGGAATTGGAGCTTTGAGTCCATGAGATGGTGCTGATTCATCTCATTAGCATACATTACAGTATCTGGAAAATAGGAAAGTGCCTTATTGATTAGAAATGGCTGGTAGAGTTTTTCTACAGCCGGATCTTCCATTAGGTCTTTCTTATTTTGAGATACAGCATTAACAAAATCAAACGGAGACATTAGAACATCATTCGGAATAAACCAATACAGTCGATTGTTACCAAGAGCAAGTAGTTAGCAAGCATCCCAAATGATTTCCGAGTATAACTAGCCCAAGCATACATGGCACAACCACAAATCCACACAGGATAAAGAGCAAGAAGAGGAGGGGTTGGGACTGTGAGTGCCATGGTAATTGAGCAGCCAATACTAATAGCCCAAGCCAACAACTCAACAGCAAACCGAATGCGGTTAGAACGATAATCATCTTTTATCCAATCGAAAGTGGGTCTGAATAAATCAATCAAAACGGAGGATCCCCAAGGTTGGCGATAGCTTCTTTTGATAGCTTACGCTGGTGTCTTTTATTGTCATCCGTAATAAATTCCAATCTCTTTTGACATATGCGTTGGAATGGATCAATAGGATAGAAAGGATTCTCATGGCGAAACTTCTTCATGTACTCGCCAAGGTTATCAGCCCACTCATCTTTTGATATAACTACTTTGTTTTTCATTTGAAGTCGCCTTCGGCCATTATCTCGGTCAAGCAAGCTAGTATATTGATCTCGTGATCAGCAACAAAAGCAGCCTTGTATTGATACTCGGCAAGAGTAATAACCAATTGTGGAATAGAGTTAGTCTTTAAGTATTGAGATGCAGTATCATATAACTTACGAAAGAATACAGTCTGGTCGATATCATTATTCTCTGCAACCCACTTACGAACCTCTGTAAAGTTCTTTACTTTTAGCAGCTCAACCAATCCCTTTAAGTTCTCTTCTGAGAAGTTAACAAGGATACCTGAGTCAATTTTACCTGTAGAGCTGTATCGTTGCAACTCATTCAACACTCTACGCCAGTCAGGAAAGAACTTAGTGATCACTTCGATCACAGCCTTCTGATCATATGTAACACTCTCTTCGTTCAATATGTTGCATACACGCTTAAAGAATTGAGAAGCCATCTTAGGCTTATCTTCTTTATCTATCTTAAATTCAATAACAGAACAACGTGAATGCAAAGGCTCAATGATTCGATTCTTGAAGTTACAGGTAAGAATGAAACCACAGTTCTTTGAGTACTCTTCCATGAAGTTACGAAGAGCTGGCTGTGTTGAGTTTGGATTGAGGTAGTCGGCCTCATCAAGAATAACATACTTACGACCACCAGAGAACGAAACAGAAGACGCAAAGTCTCTTATCTCGTTTCTGAGTGTATCAATGTTGCCATTCATCGATCCATTAATAATAACATAGTCACATTGCAACTCTTCCAGCATAGCACGAGCAACAGTTGTTTTACCAACACCTGCACGGCCAGTTAGAAGTAGGTTGGGAACATTCTTCTGATCTACAAACTGCTGGAATGTAGCTTTGAGATCTGCAGGAAGAATGGCACTATCAATTGTTCTAGGTCTATACTTCTCGACCCAGAGAAAATCATCACGAATCATAAAAACCTCAATTATCCAACGTATGTTGAATTCTGCTCACATACAATCCAGTATTCTACATCAGACCCTTTGAAATGGCAAAGGCCTTGAGGAGATATTTTGAGGATGTATTCCTCATTCATAATTTTAAGGTTATCGGCCTTCATAATCATTTTAAATGACTTGATCGTCTCTCCAACAACAATAGAGAAACTATTGCTGAGAGTTTGGTCGTTTGGATTCTTTGGTTTAGTATCCAAAGCTTCAATTGAGAAGTTACCGTCCTTACCAACAAAAGCAATCTCAGGTAGCTGCAATACTCCAACAGCTTTCATAAGTGATTGCAATGTTGCAGATGGTAATACCTTTTCTACAGCATCGACTGGAATGTCAACCATCTTTTTAGGAGGTTGTGTAATCATTTCAGGTAAGCAGTACACGTAGTCCAGTTTAGTCTTTCCGCTCTTGATAGTAATGTACTTTTCATTTATTTCAAGATCGGGATCATCAAATAAAGAAAGTACCCCTAAAAACCTTGGCAAATCCCAAATTGCAAACTGCTGCGGAACTGTCTCCGCAATAGTTGCTTTCGCTACCATGGTTTTTAGGGGTGAAATAGTTTTCAATTCATTACCAGGAGCAAAGATCAACGATTGATTAATCTGAGCAAAGC